GCCGTGAGGTTCGGGTTCCTCCCACCCCTCCCCTCACAGGCAGGCTGGCGCGCCCCACACGCGCCGCCTGCCACCACATAGGAGAGCGTCATGCAGAATCTTGCCGCGTTGCGGGACAAGATCGGCACCCTCCCACTGGAGGAGCAAGCCAAGCTCCTTGAACTCCTGACGGAGCTTGAGGAGGCAGAAAACAAGACCGCCGCGAAGGATGACTTCATGGCGTTCGTCAAGATGATGTGGCCGAGCTTTATCGGCGGCAGGCACCACAAGATCATGTCTGAGGCCTTCGAGCGTGTCGCCAAAGGCGAGCTGAAGCGCCTGATCATTAACATGCCACCCCGTCACACCAAGTCGGAGTTTGCATCCTATCTGCTGCCCGCTTGGTTCCTTGGGAAGTTCCCCGAAAAAAAAGTTATTCAGACTGCACACACTGCCGAACTGTCTGTGGGCTTTGGCCGTAAGGTTAGAAACCTGATCCAGTCTGAAGACTTCGCGAAGGTCTTTCCGGGAATTACCTTGTCGTCCGACTCGAAGGCGGCTGGTCGATGGAACACCAACAAGCGCGGTGACTACTTCGCTATCGGTGTCGGCGGTGCCGTGACTGGTAAGGGCGCAGACCTGCTGATTATCGACGACCCGCATTCGGAACAGGAAGCGCAGCAGGCCCAGTTCAACCCAGAGGTCTACGACCGCGTCTACGAATGGTACACCTCCGGCCCGCGTCAGCGTCTGCAGCCGGGTGGGGCCATCATCATCGTTATGACCCGCTGGGGTAAGCGTGACCTGACCGGGCAGATTCTGAAATCCACAGCAGACCGCAAGGGCGTGGATGACTGGGAGGTCATTGAGTTTCCGGCACTCATGCCTTCGGGTGCGCCGCTCTGGCCTGAGTTCTGGTCGCAAGAGGAACTCGAAGCCCTCAAGGCAGAACTGCCAGTCTACAAGTGGAACGCCCAGTACCAACAGAACCCTACCTCCGAGGAGGGGGCACTCATCAAGCGGGATTGGTGGCGTGAGTGGGGAAGTGATCGACCTCCCCCATGTGAGGCCATCATCCAGTCTTGGGACACGGCATTCCTGAAAACCCAGAGGTCGGACTACAGCGCCTGCACCACATGGGGCGTGTTCTACCACCCAGATGCCAACGGCAAGTCCATGCCGAATGTTATCCTGCTCGACGCCTACAAGGAAAAGCTGGAGTTCCCAGACCTGAAACGCGCGGCGTATGACAAGTACCAAGAGTTCGAGCCGGATCAGATGATCGTGGAAAAGAAAGCGTCAGGTGCCCCGCTAATATTTGAACTAAGGGCCATGGGTATCCCAGTGACCGAGTTCACGCCTTCTCGTGGGCAGGACAAGATTGCGCGGGTGAATGCTGTGACAGACCTGTTCGCCAGCGGCGCAATATGGTATCCACCTACGCGATGGGCTGAAGAGGTCATCGAGGAATGCGCTGCGTTCCCATCCGGGGAACATGATGACTTTGTGGACTCGACCACCCAAGCTCTGTTAAGGTTCAGGCAAGGCGGCTGGGTGAGGGCCGAATCTGATGACTGGGATGACGAGCCGAAATACCGCAGGCCAGTCGAGTACTACTAGGAGCTTGTGAATGGCTATCGAGAAACGCATGGAGCCGTCTGACTTCGACATCGAAGGCACGGATGCTGAAGAGATCGAAGTCGAGATCGTCAACCCTGACGCGGTCTCCATCGATACCGATGACGGCGGTGTAATCATCGACTTCGAAGGCGGCATCACTGAAGAGCTTCTCGGCCCGGATCACGACGCGAATCTTGCCGAGTTTATCGACGAGGCAGACCTGCAGTCGATGGCATCCGAACTTGTGGGCGATTTTGAATCTGACCGTGAGTCCCGCCGTGAATGGGCACGAGCCTACGTCAAAGGTCTCGACCTTCTGGGGATGAAGATCGAAGAGCGCAGCCAGCCGTGGATGGGCGCGTCTGGTGTGTTCCACCCTGTCCTGACTGAGGCTGTGGTTCGCTTCCAAGCGCAGGCAATGGGCGAACTCTACCCCGCCTCCGGCCCTGTCCGCACCAAGATCATGGGCAAGATGACGCCCGAAAAGATTGATCAGGCTGACCGCGTCCAGACGGAGATGAACTACCTCATTACCGAGGAGATGACTGAGTACCGCGACGAGATGGAGCAGATGCTCTTCAAGCTGCCTCTCGCTGGCTCTGCCTTCAAGAAGGTCTACTACGACCCGATCCTTGAACGCCCGTGCGCGATGTTCATTCCCGCCGAGGACTTCGTGGTTTCCTACGGCGCGTCTGACCTCATGACTTGCCCGCGCTACACGCATGTCATGAAGAAAACCAAGAACGAAATCTTGGAAATGCAGGTTGCTGGTATGTATCGGGACATCGAGCTTCCCGATCCCGAGCCTGACTTCTCTGACATTCAAGACAAGTATGACGAGCTTGATGGGGAAAGCGCCGTCATAGAGGACGATGATCGTCACACCCTTCTGGAAATGCATGTCACCATGAATATGCCGGAAGAGTTCGATGATCCTGACGGGATTGCCCGCCCGTATGTGATCACCATCGACAAGTCGTCCAAGGAAATCCTTGCCATTCGGAGGAACTGGTATGCTGACGACCGGAAGAAAAAGAAGCGGATGCACTTCGTCCATTACAAATACCTTCCGGGACTGGGCTTCTACGGCACAGGGCTTATCCATCTCATGGGCGGATTGGCTAAGTCCGCTACGTCAATTCTGCGTCAGCTCATTGATGCTGGCACTCTATCGAACCTGCCTGCTGGCCTTAAGGCTCGCGGTCTCCGCATTAAAGGCGACGACACCCCTCTTATGCCGGGTGAGTTCCGGGACGTTGATGTTCCGGGTGGCGCTATTCGGGATTCGATTACGTTCATCCCTTACAAAGAGCCTTCGTCGGTTCTCTACTCTTTGCTCGGAAACCTCGTCGAAGAAGGCCGCCGCGTTGGCTCAGTTGCTGACATTCAGGTAGGCGACATCAGCGCACAGGCACCCGTAGGTACAACGCTCGCCCTGATGGAACGCTCCATGAAGGTCATGAGCGGCGTACAGGCGCGACTGCATGCTGCGATGAAAAACGAGCTTCGCATCCTTGCAAAGATCATCCATGACTACATGCCGGAAGAATACGCCTACGAAATGGATGGCGACTTCAACCGCGTCGAGGATTTCGACAAGCGCATTGACGTAATCCCGGTCTCCGATCCCAACGCAGCGACCATGTCGCAGCGGATCATGCAGTATCAGGCGGCACTCCAGCTTTCGCAGCAGGCACCCCAGCTTTACGACATGGGCAAGCTGCACCGTCAGATGCTGGAGGTTCTTGGTATTCAGGATGCAGCCGACATCATCAAGCTGCCGGAAGACATCAAGCCTGCAGACCCTGTGACAGAAAACATGATGATGCTGAAGCAAGAGCCTGTGAAGGCGTTCAAGTATCAGGATCACGAGGCACATATCGCCGTTCACATGGCGGCACTCCAAGACCCGAAGATGCGGGAACTTGTGGGGCAGTCGCCCTTTGCTCAGGCAATCGGTCAGGCCATGGCAGCGCACGTCACAGAGCACGTCGCCTTCCAGTATCGCCGCGAGATCGAAAAGATGCTTGGCGTGGAAATGCCGAACGAGGATCAGCCCCTGCCCGAGGACGTGGAGATCGAACTCTCCCGCCTTGCCAAGGATGCAGCGGAGAAACTTCTTCAGAAGGATCAGGCAGAGCAGGCTGCACAGCAAGCCCAGCAGCAGATGCAAGACCCTGTCGTTCAGATGCAGCAGCAGGAGCTTATGCTCAAGCAAATGGAGCTGCAGCATAAGATCGAGATGGATAAAGCCAAGCTGCAACTGGACACGCTTTCCAAGCAGGCCAATGCCCAGCTTCAGGCAGAGCGTATCTCCTCGGAGAACCAGCGCGCAGGTGCCCAGATCGGTGCACGTCTCGCAACAGAACTCGACAAAGCCCAGCGCGAAGACAAGCGCGAGGGTGCAAAGCTTGGCATCGAAATAGCAAAGGAGTTGTCAAAGGGAGATGGATGATACGGTATTGGCGCTGATCAAGCGCACGATAGAAGAACTCAAGGAGTCCTTGGAGAAGTCTCTCGCGGGTGGTGGCGCGAAAAACTTCGACCAGTACAACCGGGCTGTTGGCCGTTACGAAGCGTTGTGCATCATCGAAGATGAATTAGCCGACATAGAGAAAAGATACATTGAAAGTTAGAACTTTTAGGGTATCTTGAGACCGGGAGAACTTCGCGGGTAGTCCGCGCAGGGTGACTGTGAACCTTAAATCACTGCAGGAAAAGATATGTATACGGGTGAAAAAACCACAGAC